CAATACCTGGCACAATCACAGTTACAGGAGTATTAGTCATTGTCTAAGATAGAAGTAAATACAGTCGAACCACAATGCGGAACTACCTTAACACTAGGTGGGTCTGGTGATACGGTAACTTTAGGAAGTGGTGCTAGTCAATCAGGTTTTGGTAGAACTGGAACTGTAGACTGGCAAACAGGTAGTATTAAGACTGCAACTTTCACAGCAGCAAATGGCGAAGGATATTTTTGTAATACTTCAGGAGGTGCGTTTACAGTTAACTTACCGGCAGGTTCTGCTGGTGCAATAGTATCAGTTTCAGATTACACAAGAACTTTTCAAACAAATAATTTAACAATATCACCCAATGGATCAGAAAAAATTGGTGGTATCGCACAAGATGCAATTTTATCAACTGAAGGTCAATCAGCAACTTTTGTATATGTTGATGGAACAGAAGGTTGGATAAATGTACAAGAGACATCTAATTCAGTTACAGGAAACCCTTTTATTTTAGCTACAGGTGGAACAATAACAACTTCAGGAAATTACAAAATTCATACATTTACAGGGCCAGGAACATTTTGTGTTTCAAAAATAGGTTGTTGTTCAGCAAACAATGAAGTTTCTTATATTGTAGTAGCTGGAGGTGGTGGTGGAGGCACTAACCCCTCTGGTCCTGGTAATGCCACAGGTGCTGGTGGTGGTGGTGCTGGAGGTTTTAGAGAATCAAAATCTGGTGTTGATTGTTATTCAGCATCTCCTTTAGAAGGTTCAACAAATATATCAGTAACTGCAACTGCTTTTCCAATAACAGTAGGAGCTGGTGGAACAGCTCCTGTAGGATGTATCAGTGCAGGTTCAAATTCAGTTTTTTCAACAGTAACCTCTGCTGGAGGTGGAAAAGGTGGTTTTCAAGCATCTCCTCCAGATGGACCAGCTTCAAATGGGACATCAGGTGGATCAGGTGGAGGTGCTGGTAATACGCAAAGTCCTGCACCGTCTCCAAAAAATCAACCAGGAGCAGGAAATACACCTCCAGTCAGTCCACCTCAAGGTAATAATGGTGGTTCTGGTGCATATACGGCTCCAACTTATGGTGGTGGCGGAGGCGGTGGAGCTACTGCAGTTGGTCAAAATGGATCAGGATCTGTTGCAGGTGATGGTGGTGCAGGTGCTACAACTTCAATAACAGGATCACCAGTAGCTTATGCTGGTGGAGGTGGTGCTGGAGGTTATGGAAACGGACCTTGTGCAAGTGGTGATACAGGCACAGGGGGAACTGGTGGTGGAGGAAATGGAGGAAACCTTCAACCTGTTCCAGGTGGGTCTCCTGGTGCAGGTTTTGCAGGAACAGCTAACACTGGAGGTGGTGGTGGTGGAGCTAGTGGTGGAAATACAGGACTTGGAGCTGCTTCTAATGGTGGAACAGGCGGTTCAGGTGTAGTAATAATAAGGTATAAATTTCAATAATGACTAGTACAATTAAAGTAAACAATATTCAAAATCAATGCGGAGCTAACATCATTAATGAAAGCTCTAACACAATAACTATCGGTGCAAGTGGCGATACCGTTACTCTTGCATCAGGTGCATCGCAAACAGGTTTTGGTAGAACTGGAACTGTTGATTGGCAGACATCTAGTATTAAAACTGCTACATTTACAGCTGCTAATGGTGAAGGTTATTTTGCAGACACATCTTCGGGTGATTTTACTATGAATTTACCTGCAGGAACTGCAGGCAACATTATATCAGTTGTAGACTATACAAACACATTTCAAACAAACGCTTTAACAATTGCACCAAATGGTTCTCAAAAGATAGGTGGTATTGCAGCACCAGTAACTTTAAACACAGAAGGTCAATCAGTAACTTTAGTTTATGTTGATGATACGGAAGGTTGGAAAAACGTTCAAGATTCAACAAGTAATGTAGTAGGAAATCCTAATTTACAAGCAACAGGAGGAACTGTAACCACGTCAGGTAATTGTAAAATTCATACATTCACAGGTCCAGGAACTTTTCAAGTAACATCCCTTTCAACAACTCCAGCTAATAATGCTGTAGGTTATTTAGTTGTAGCAGGTGGTGGTGCTGGTGGTGGTGGCTATGGTGGTGGCGGTGGTGCTGGTGGATTTAGAGAGGGAAGAACAAATCCTATTACACCTTATACAGCTTCTCCTTTAGTTACCACTGGTCATACAGTTACAGCAACCTCTTATCCAATCACAGTTGGTGCTGGAGGACCAGGTGCTGGTGTTAATGGAAGTCCTTCGGTTTTTTCAAGTTTTACATCTGCAGGTGGAGGTTATGGTCGAAATGGTAACGGTGCAACTTGTGTTGGATCTGGCGGATCCGGTGGTGGTGGCGGAGGTGGTGGTTGTGGTGCAGACGGTGTAGGAAACACTCCACCAGTATCTCCAGCTCAAGGAACTCCAGGTGGTGTAGGAAGTGGAAGTGGGCCAGAACCTGAAGGTTCTAATGCACCAAACTATGGTCGTGGAGGCGGTGGTGGTGCTACTGATCCAGGAAGCAATGGTTCCGATGTTGAAGGTGGTCAAGGTGGAGATGGCGCAACAACACATATAACTGGTTCGCCAGTAACATACGCTGGTGGTGGTGGCGGAGGAGTATACAACGGTCCAAGACCTGCTTCTGCAGGAGGTCCAGGCGGCGGCGGTGGCGGAGCTGCTGGAAGTTCAGCCACTCCTGGTGGACCTGGAAATATTGGAGGAGCTGGAACAATTAACACTGGTGGTGGTGGCGGTGGTGGTTCATATTATAATCCGTGTGTATCAGGTACGGGTGGAGCTGGTGGTTCAGGTATAGTTGTGATAAGGTACAAATTTCAATAGGTAAATTATGAGTGAAATAAAAGTAAATAAAATAACACCAAGAACAGATTGCGGTACAACTACATTAGGAGATAGTGGAGACAGTATTACTGTTGCAGGTGATTTAAAATCAAACGCATTAAAAGCAACTGATGGTGGAAGTATAATTTCTCAATCAGGAACTACGATTACAATTGGTGCTTCTGGAGATACAGTATCACTTGCGAGTGGTGCATCACAATCAGGATTTGGAAGATCAGGATCTGTAGATTGGCAAACTGGTTCAATTAAAACTTCTACGTTCACAGCAGCCAGTGGTGAAGGTTATTTTTGTGATACAAGTAGTGGAGCATTTACAGTTAATTTACCTGCTGGATCAGCAGGTGCAATTGTAGCTTTTGCAGATTACACAAGAACTTTTAACTCAAATAATTTAACAATATCACCAAACGGTTCTGAAAAAATAGGTGGTGTAGCAGAAGATGCAAAACTAACTGTAAATGGTCAAGCGGCAACTTTTGTTTATGTCGACGGAACAGAAGGTTGGATTAATGTTCAAAATGCAGAGGATACTGAAACAGGAATACCTCCAGCATATATAGCAGCAACGGGTGGATCAGTTACAACCGTTTGCACAAATTTTAAAGTTCATACTTTTACAGGACCAGGAACTTTTGCTGTTACAGCAGGCGCTGGCCCTATTGGAGTCGCTGATTATTTAGTTGTAGCTGGTGGCGGTGGTGGAACTTGGGACAGAGGAGAAGGTGGAGGTGCTGGTGGTTATAGAGAATCTGGAGGCACATCTTCTGGATGTTACTCTGTATCTCCATTAGGTTCATCTCCGAGTCCAGTTGCAGCATTACCATTCGTAGCTGGATGTTATTCAGTTACAGTTGGAGGTGGAGGTGCTGGTGGACAAAACCCAACTTGTTATTATGGTCAAAGAGGTTCTAATTCAGTTTTATCAACAATTACATCTACAGGTGGTGGAGGTGGAGGTTCTCAACCTTATGGACCAGGAGGTTCAGGTGGTGGTGGACACGGTGGACCTTCTACAGGTGCGAATGGAAACACTCCTCCAGTAACTCCTCCTCAAGGAAATCCTGGAGGTAATGGAGTTGGTGTAAACGCTGGAGGTGGCGGTGGTGCTATCACAGCGGGAGCTAATGGTACACCAGGTGGTGGATCAGGTGGAGACGGTGCAACATCTTCAATCAATGGAAGTCCAGTGCAAAGAGCAGGCGGTGGTGGAGGTTCTAGAGGATGGTGCGGATCTGGTTGTGGTTCAAGTGGAAACGGTGGCGGAGGCGGAGGCGGTGGTGCCGGAGGCCCAGGCGGAAGTGGAACAAATGGAACAGCTAACACTGGTGGTGGCGGTGGTGGAGCTGGTAATAGTCCAGTACCTACATCGATTTGTGGTGGAACAGGTGGATCTGGAATTGTTATTATTAGATATAGATTCCAAGCTTGATGAATAATAAAAATTAATATATAAGGAGAAACATTATGGCACATTTTGCAAAATTAGGAGCTAACGGAAAAGTTATTCAAGTATTAACACTTGATAACAAAGATATGTTAAATGCTGATGGTGTTGAAGATGAAGCAGTAGGTCAACAATATTTAGAACGACACAATAATTGGCCTGCACAAATGTGGATTCAAACATCTTACAATACAGCAGGTAATGTACACAAAAATAGCGGAACACCTTTTAGAGGTAATTACGCAGGTATAGGTTATGAGTGGGACGAAGATAATGAAATATTTTGGCCTAAAAAACCTTATCCATCTTGGGTAAAAAATACTACAACTGCAGGATGGGATTCACCAATTGGTGCTGCTCCAGAATTAACTGCAGAACAAACTTCACAAAATGATGCTGGCACAAACCATTGGCATTACGCCTGGAATGAGTCAGGCCAATCTTGGGACTTGACAGACGGAATGGCATAATCTAAAAAGGTATGTGGTATGCAAAAGAAAGTATTATCTGAAATAGCTTTATATTATGGTGATGTGGCGATGCCTAAAGATTGGGACATTGACCGAGATAAATTATCAGGCGACATTTTACAATCACAAATTCAGAACAAAGAATTTCCGTTTTCACGAACTTGGGATATATTAAATACTTATATGCGAGATCACATTGGTCTTGAATATGGTATGCATCTAATTAACAAAGAAACGTGGGGTAACATTTATAAACCTGCGGAAACCACAATTCCATTATTAAATATAGATCCAGTAGATCTTCGAAACTCACCAGACTTTACATTATTGTATGGTGTAAAAGTTAAAGATTGTATGGTCAGAATACATTTTGAAGATAACAGACGTAAAGGAAGAAGCTGGGATATACCACTGACTAATAATAAATTTATAATGTTTCCATCAACTAATATGTATTACTTAACCAATAATCAAAAGGATAGTTTAAATTTCGTACAAACTATAACGTATGAATATATCTAATTATTATTGGTATTTTAGTGGTGTTCTTACACCTAGATTCTGTGATGAAGTAATTAAATATGCCAACGAACAAAAAGAAGTTATGGCTAGAACTGGTGGATATGGTGAGAGAAAATTAAACAAACAAGAAGTATTAGATTTAAAAAGAAAAAGAAACTCTGATTTAGTATGGCTCAATGATACTTGGA